GTTGTTGGTGTTTTAACATACAAATACGGTGGCCCCATTATGAGTAGTGCGAAACTCATGTCTGTTGTATCAATTGGTTGTTATCCAGCTTATAAGTTCAGCAACAGACGAAGCACATTTGTAATGGCGACGCGTACCCACGTTGAAAAGATTAATGATTCCTGTATGGGTTTAATAGGTGGAGTGATCCCGCCACATGCAGGGAGAGTAATCGACACGACAACACCTAGCTGTGTTGAAAAATCGTACCCGGTTGGTTTCTCAATTGGTCTCAACAACGTGAAAATTTCCAGGCCTTGTTCTCATACTGAGCTGCGGAGTGTGGTCACTAGACAATGTATAGTGCCCTTATCCACACCAGCTATCAGAAAACAAGCGTGGAGTGATGCTTTTGCGTGCCTTGATGAAGTCATGACGTTTCCGAAAATTGACGCGGCGACGTATGACGAAGAAGAAGTGCGCGAGAACTGGCTCTCTAGATACCCTGTAGCCAGAAGAAAAGCTATTGCAGCAGCCTTTGACAGATTGGCGCGTGAAGGCGCCGACGTGAGCACATTGCGCAAGTGTTTTGTGAAGATAGAAGCACTGTGTGGTAAAACTGAAGGTGACTGTGATGCCAGATTGATATCTGCATCTTCTGATGAGTATCTAGCCTTGACTGGTCCCGAGTACCATTTTTTGTTGAAATTATGGTGCAATGAATTGTGGTCTACAGTAGACAAAGCCTTGGAAAATAGGTTTATATATACCGGTGGTCTCAACCCAACTCAAATCGGAGCTATAGTCACCTACTTTGAAACTTTGCGGTACTCATGTGCTGAGGGTGATTTCTCCAGGTATGATGGTCATACTGAAGAAGAAGCCATTGAAGCTGAAAATGACTACATGGAGAAATTCTTATCGAAAAGGACGATGAGATGTTTTCGCGCTTTGAGATTTACCAAAGCGATCACCCACCATGGAGTACGTTTTGAAGTAGCGGGAAAATTTCCCAGTGGTAATGCTAATACATCCGGTGGTAATACTTTGAGGGGTTTTGCCATGTTTGCTAAAGTAATGAAAGCAATGGGTATTACAGATTACTATGTGGTGGAGGTCGGCGACGACAACCTGATTTTCACTCGAGAACCACTCGATTGTGAAATGGTGTCCAAATTGATGTTAGCTTTTGGACACAAATTGGTAGTTGTTGATCGTGGTCTCGATTATGATTCAATCGAGTACTGTTCAGGAATAATGTGGGATTTTGGCCCACAGAGAGTATTGGTCCCTAAATGGGGAAAAGTGGCCAGTAAAGGTTTTATACCACTAAAACCATTACAGAAATCGTTGTTGGAACATTGTGCTAGTGTTATTGAAGGGTACAAACACTATGCCTGCATGCCAATGGTTTCTGAGTGGGTCAAACAATATTCAGAATTAGGACTGAAAGTAAAACCGTTTTGGGATTCTTATAAGTTGAATTATGTTGGCGACGTTGAAGTTGATTTGGGTATTATAAGTGCCCAATTTGAAAAGAGATACGGTTTCCCAGCAGCTGATTTACAACAATTGTGTCAAACTATAGATTGGACTGAAATGCACAGTTCTCACAACCATGAGTTGTTTCGTAGGATGGCAGAAATCGACGGAGTGTTCGTCGATGAAGAAACCCATAATTAAAGCTAAAGTGCCGACCGTGATGTCGTTAAACTATCGGAGTCAATGCGTACTCCACTGACGTTCTTACATGAACGTGGCCGATCCGTGCTGAACGGAGACTCATAAGGCGCTCGCAAAGCGTATTTGTAGTATCAACACTATAAGTTGTGTTTACACGAGTTACCTGCTGTATTTGATGTAGCGTGATTTGAAACAGTAATGGCGTGTAAACAGGGTGAGGACACTTCGGGTCCTACGATAACAGTGCACCCACTAGTTGGTAAAACAGTTAAGACCAGTTATAAAACGTGAATATGCATCGGGAATAATGCCGCCCGATGACACCTATAAACAAATGTATTGCTAATAAACAAAATAAGAAAACTAAA